ATGAAAAACATTGCAGCTATAAAACGTAATAACCGCAAGATTCACGCTCGTAAGTTCCTGTCTACGCCAGAAGGAAAAGCCTGGCTAGAGCGTAAACAGCGAGAGAACGAAGAAAGAAAACTCCTTAGTGAGTTGAAATGGCTTAGAGAGGATTTCTGAAAATCTCCAGAACCCAACAGGACGCATTCTAACGCTGTTTTCATTGCTTGGTATAGGGATGTATAGGTGATGTGTGTTTAATGCGTCTGTGCGCTTGTTTTGTGCCTTATTTTGCATTTTCATAATGCAGAAGAGAACACGGAAAACCTTAAAATTAATTATTGGGGTATTTAAGGCTATTTTCAGGTTATTTAAGGGTATTAAACTTGATTTAATTGGTTAAAATATAAACAGATAGTTCTGTATCTTATTGATTTATAAGGTTATTTTTAAATAAAGGTAAATAAAAAATAAATAGCCATAAATAGCCATAAATAGCTATAAATACATCTAAATACCTATATTCCTTCCCTTATGGCTAGATTGCGAGAGGTGCTTAACGCGATTTTCAGCGCCCCCCGATCTGGAAAATCCAGAATCCCCAAATATCAAGGAGGCATTACGCCTCCTCTTCTTCCTTCTTAATTCGCTGTACCGTTGAAGGAGCAACATTAAAGCTCTCGGCGGTTTTACGCACTGACAGGCCATCAGAAAGGGCTTTCTTTATACCTTCCCTATCCACTGCTTTACCTTTACCACGCTTTGTAGGATTGACGGCTTGCGCTTCTCGTTTACGCTCTAACATCAGTTCACGTTCACACGTTGCAACTGCCGACAACATCGTAAGCATCATCTTTCCCATCGCGCTTGTAATGTCTGCAATGATCCCTTCTTTGTGAAAGCGAACAATTACACCACGATTATTAAGTTGTTCCACTAAGGCAAGAATGTCTAAGGTGTTACGCCCTAAACGATCGAGAGAGTGCACGTGTAAGGTGTCGCCTTCTCTCAGATAGGATAAACACGCTTGTAAGCCTGGACGGTTAGTGTCTTTACCTGACAGCTTATCTTCAAAGACTTTATCAAGCGTTACTCCTGCAAGCTGGCGATCAGTGTTCTGATCTACAGTGCTCACACGCTTATAACCGATATTGCTCATAAAATCCTCTTAATGTATCGATTTGGCACTACTTCAATGCAAATGAGTATATCGTATTCATTTGGTCTGTTTCAAGCCTTATGGGTACGGAATATTACACGATTTAGCTGTATTCATTTGGTATGCCTAATGGATACACAGGGGAATAGATTAAATGGTGTTCTGTTTATACAGGTTTATTTGTTAGATCAATAATTTGGCATTTCTAAACAGATGTTTGAACGTTGCCAAATGTCTTGACAACACAAGAAAAGGGCTTGCTATGCCACGCATTACACGAAATAAGGCTGTAAAAACAAAATAAATTTTAAAATTTGCACAAACAAGAAAACTCATTAAGAAACAAGCAGAACAATTTTTAGCCAACAATTTCTGATGGTGCTCTGTAAACCGCATTACACAAGGCTTTGCGAAAGTGATGTAAAAGTGAAGAAAGCTAACATTGCACTTTGAAGCCATTTTTCATTGGATTTTTTAGTAGGGAATTACACAGGAATAAGTTAGGGATATTCTATGATTTACACAGGGAATATAGGGGGATTATGGCACACACATAGAAAGACATTACACAGAGTGCTATGTGACAAATGGATGTAACGAGAGGTTACATTCAGCTATCTGAAATGCTCTCTGTAAGAAAGTTGGTAGTAACGATATGTTACATAGACTAATTATTGAATGTAACGATATTACACATCGGAAGATGATTGAATGTAACGGTAGCTCACAGTGAACTAGGGGTAGGTCATAGTGAACCACCCCCACAGAATTCTGTTAATCTTAACTTTTAAAGAGATTTTTACCCTAACAAAATTCTGTTACCCCTATCAAGTCTGATACCCCTATCAAAACTGATACCCGATAAGTATAAATAACACCTAGGAAATGATTTCCGATCTATTTAGGAAGTAACCTAGGAAGTGGTTTCCTACCTACTTAGGAAATGAGTTCCTACCTACCTAGGAAATGAGTTCCACCAATACTATAATTAAATACTATAATTAAATAATATAAATAATATTCTTTATACTATATAGGTCACTGTGACCTAGGGGGTAGTTCACTATGAGCTAGGGGGTAGGTCATAGTGAGCTAGGGGGTAGGTCATAGTGAGCTAGGGGGTAGGTCACTGTGAACTACAATAAGACTATTAATAAAACTATATTAGATTATTAATTAGATCATAATAATAATATTCTTTATATCTATATATATATATGATCTTTTGCCTTCCGGCGTTAGCTTCACTCCCTGGCAAGCAGCCTTACTCCGCTACCTTTCGGGCTTCGTGGCTGGCCCGTTCCGCTCACACCGAAAGCAAAGCGTTACTTTCTTCGTGTAACTTCGTTGGCGATAACGCCCACGAAGAAATACTATTGCGCTGTGCGCAGAAGAGTAATCACCTAACCAATCATACTGATTGCTTATGTGTAACTCTCTCTACCTCTTAATTCCACTTCCTACACTTAATAACTCTCGTTATTCTCTGTAGTTGTGTAATTACTCGAAGAGAGAGCGGCTAAAGCTCAATTACACTCTGCTTTCCTCGTGTAATTTCACTAAGCCTCAATACAATTCCACTTCCTACATTCTGTAGTCGTGTAATTGTTTTCGGTGGAAAAGCCAGAGGCGACACCGAAAGAGAATTCTGATCTTATTAATCTTATCTATCTTAGTTATCTTACTTACTTATCTTACTTTATCTACTTTATTATTAATAATAGCTTTATAAGCTCTCTGTAGCTCTCTGACGCAAGAAACAGCATTCAGGAAGGGAATCACCTTAGAAAAGTGTTCTTTGCGTCATAATGTGTTTTATGAAGGATTCAGAGGTGTTTCATAACAGGAATGTATAGAGGATACTTTAATTAATTAAAAATAAGGGGTCTAAATGCTTCTCTAACAGCATTAAGCAGGGTAGGGAATGGAAACGCATTGCCTACACATATAAGCTCACTACAGGGCTTTACATAGCGTTTTATAAAGTGACTCTCTATCTTATATCTACCATTACCTTTTCATATACCTAACAAATACAAAATAAGCCCCTTAAATAAGCCTCTGGCGAGCTAAACAGCCATTACATAAGGGAATGTATTGCTTTTATCAAAATCTCGTTATAACGCGTTTTAGAGCGTTTTAGAGCGTTTTAGACAATAAGGAAGAATAGCACTACACAGAAGAGCACGAATAGCTAAGAAAAAATGTAAGTGCATGAAAAAGATCGATTTTTTTCGGAAAGGGTATTGACAAATGTTTCTTTATATGTAATAATAGGTATTAGAGGGACAGAAAACATTCTTCTCTAAATAATCAAAATCAATGCACTTTGAAGCCGTCAGGCTTGCAAGGTGTTTTTTCTTTTAACTGAATAAGGAGTTTTTTATGAAATGGTTTACATCTGAGCACGTCATCCAGGCATTTAAAAAAGGTGAGCTTACACGCCATCAAATAGTAATGAATCGTAATATGGCAAGGAGTCGAGGTTATCCAGAGCGAGCAGCTTGCTTCAATGAAGCACTCAAGATTATTGATGAATTAAGAAAAAATGAAAAAGAATCTGAAACAGAGTAAAGAATAGAAGGAGAAAACTATGAGCGAAACTAAGAAACCAATTCCGCGCACTTACCTACACGTTGACCCTGAAATCTTCAAGGTTTTATTTGCTGAAGCCAAGAAAAGGCAAATTATGGTCAGTGATTTGATGTTAGAAATCATTACTGAAGCAGCAGAGAACATCAAACAAAAAAAGGGTAAGTGATCCTCATTCACTTTAGTAGCGCATTAAGCGTGATTTATAAGGAGATTTTTAATGATTAATCAACTAACTTTTACAAAACACTATGACACGTTTGATAATGTATCAAAGATTTATTCTGATAAATTCCCTCAAGGAAAAGATTTAGAACTATTACATATTGTGCTTTATTTTCGATTCCTTAGTTATCAGGAAAACAACCTTAATTGTTATGAAAGTCACGAAACATTAGCTAAGATTTTTAAGTCTTCAGCGTCAACAATTAAACGTAAGATAAACGATCTTAAAGAGATGGGATTATTAGAAACATCCCCACATCCTGATCCGTATATTTCATCTTTGATTTACAATGCTCTCCCTCTCACAGATGCACATATTACTCCCCCAGGAGAATCATCACTCTCTGATCTTTCTGAGGCAGAAGAAGCACAGGAACAACCTAAAGGCCATAAACAGCCTTCTTTTGATGTTCTTGATGATTGGGATACGCCTTTACCCTGGGAGATGGAAGAAACACCTGTTTCATCAAATGAAAAGGTAGCTAATGATAATGAGGAGGATGTGTTAGAGAATTTTGCCTCTCTTATTATCACGCAGAAGAATACCAGAACAGGAGGGGCATCCTTTATAGAATTTGCAACATCGTTAGCCTATAAGCACAGGTTAAAGCTACCAAATGGTATTGAGGCATATTTTGCTAAGAAACATCCCAAAGTATATGAAGACTTTGATATTCCATTTTAATAAGGAGGGTTATGATTCAATATTTAGTAAAAAATCAAGTAGACAGAATTCAGTGTAATGACACAGGAAAACGCATCTACGAAACACTTGCTTACCTCTATAAAGGAAAGCCAACACCGCTAAAATATAGCGATGTGTTACATCGAGCAGCTTGCTCTGAAGATGGTTTAAAATTCTGGCTTAGACAGCTATCAAATTTCGGTGTTATAGAGATTAAAGAATTATCTTTCTCTACATTCAATCTCAAAAGACTAGATAAAGTAGAATTCATCTATTCCACTCTCTAAAATCTCTCTATGTAATTAAAATATAAAAGGAAAACATTATTATGATAGTAGCTATGTATTGGTTATTGTTCTTTCTCACGTTAGAAACATACTTCGGGGTGTTTTCCTTTAAAAGAAAAGGAAAAGTAAATAATGGCAAAAAGAAAAAACAACGTTGTTAAGAAAATCGGTGATTCAGCTTCTCTTCTAAGTAAACCTAAATCTATTCTAAGACGTAAAGACTTTAAAGAGCTAGTTACGCTCACCAAGCAAAATAGCGCCCCTGGCGAATGGAAAACAGAGATCATAGAACATTCTCCCTCTGTGCCTTGTGGAGATGAATTTAACGCATTACAAGAAATCTTATCTTCAACACCTGGTGTATTCTGGAAACCTAGAAAAAGAAAAGAGTATATTGTTAGTTCTGACGAACTCCGCAAATACCAGATTTTAGGATTTGAAGACTATAACCACTACGTTGGTTATCTCGCCACAAATGGCCTAAATAATTTAGTCCCAGAATTCCATATTCTAGATAATGTTGATCACTATGGAGACTTTTAATATGAACAAAAACACGTATGACACAATTTATTCACTAATTAATTATTATGAGGATGATTACCTCCTGCCTTTAAACCGCGCTGAACTTGAAGCATACAAAGAAAACACGCCAGCGGCACTAAATGAGGCGTTTAAACACTGGGATTTAGCTGTGAATGCCTTTGAGCACCTCTCTAAGCGTGTAGAGATGCTCTGTAAGCGTGAGAACGCATATCTGACAGCGGCTCAGCTATGGGAGCTATCAAACTGGATAGAAGGTCTTGAATCGGACGTTCGCTATGTAGGAGACGGACTTGTTGAACTAGCTCAACGCTTAGGCGCTACTATCACAGAAGAATAAAAAAAGCAACAAAAAAGTTGTAAAATATCTTGACATTCCATCTATTGTATGTTAATATAATTATATGGGGTGATTATTTTTCCTTTATTGGTTCGATATTAAAAATTCTTCTTGTCGTTAAAGGGGAGTAAAATCTCCGCTCCCCGCTTCTCCTCCTTAAGTAAATACTGTGTCATTATTACCTCTTTTTTCCTTTGTTATGCATACATCTTGGAGTGTGCATAACATAGGGTAATTACAAAGGCGGCTTTAAATGCTGCCTTTTATTTTGCCCGTTATGCAACTTAAAAGTTGTATTTCTTACTTTAAACAAGGTAACAAGGTTTATATAAATGTTGTTCTTAAATGATAAAGAGCAAATCATCAAGTATAAAGATGAAATGCTGAAAATTAATCCACAAATTACCGAAATGGTAGCTAAATACGCTGGGTGTTCTGTCGAGGAAGTAGAAAGATGTGTTGAAAAATATTTTTCTCCTTCTTCTCCGTCTACACCTTCCCTTAATGAATTAATCAAATTAAAAGCTAAGGAGATTACTAAATGATTATTGATTTAGACACTCTATTTCCAGTTCGAAAGACTTTCACAGATATTGTAAGTTATTGTACTGATCCGTTTGCCTCTGTAGAAAGCAAGGTTTTTGCTTCTCTTCCTGCTGATGTTGAGTGCGGCGACTTGATCACAAGCACTGGCGCTAAATATGAATCAGGAGATGATATCTATGTTGTTATGAGTGAGTTTTTAACGGCTGGAGACAACAAGCCTGTAGATGTGCTACGTAGCAATGCTGGGCTTGTCTGCATCAAAGCTGATGCGCTGAATGCTGTAAGTGAAGCAGCAAAAACAGCATTAATTAAAAAAGGCTTCCAGCTTGAAGGGTTCCACTCTGTTTTCACTTCTTAATAAAAGGAATAATAATAAATGATTCTAGGTAATGATTACGTTGATTTAGCTCCGCTTTTCCAGGCTCATAGCACTAGAAACTATCTGCTCTCTACCCTCGACTTCACTGATCCGGTGGGCGTTAGTTCTCATAAAGTAGCTGTTTCCCAGCTTGTCGAAAGCAACGAATCTCTCTTTAACAAAGAAACCTCTCGTTTCTCTTCTGAACACAACGTTACTAAGCGAGAACAAGGTAAAGAATGGCTGATTGAAATCCCGTATTTTCTTCGTGAAGATGTGATCCGTCCTTCTGATGTTCAAGGCAAACGTAAACCTGGCACTGATTTCCAGGAAACACTCACTGATATCTATGCTGACTATGTTGCTAAACACCACGTAGCGTATCAGCGCACTAAAGAGAGCGTGTTGGCGGCTTCTTTGTTCTCTGGCAAAACTTACACGCCTAAAACTGATGATGTTCTTATCGAGTGGGGCAAGCTGTTTAACGTATCAGCTATGAAAGCCACTGTGAACGCTTCCAGCACTGACACCACGAAGATTTTTAAAGAATTTGATCAGATTGCTACTGACATTATCGAGAAAGCACAAAGCCAGGCGGCTGCTGTAGAGCGTATTGTTGTTTTCTGTAAGCCGGAAGCCTTCTCTGCAATTCGATTCTCTGCGGGTATGGCAAACGCATTCCAGTATGTAAGCCCACTGGAAGAAGGGAACGTTGTGTATCAGCGTCGTGACCTGCTGCCAGGGGTGACAGCGTTCACTATTCCAGGAACTAACATTGATGTTGTTAAACTGGTAGATCCGCTACACCTTGCACATATGACCGCAGACGCTGTAGCTGTGCCTAAATTCGCTAAAGGCTCTAACGTATATCAGAACATCTACGGGGCTGCTTCCAGCACCTTTGAACTGATTAATGCCGCTCCTACTGAGGTTTACAGCTATAGCTATGAATCTTCTCGTGGTGATGCTGTTAACGTTGTTACAGAGAATAGCCAGATGGTTGTAAACCACGGTGTAGGCTTCTCCGTTCAAATCACTGTTAAATAATATTTAACGTGTAATAGAGGCGTGGCGTGTATTCACGCTTCGCCTTTTTTTTTTTTTTTTTTTAATTTTGAGAGGTGATTAAAATATGGAAGTGATTCTGAAATCAAAAAATGGTGTCCACGTACATTTAGATGCTAATGATTCTAGAGGCTTGTTAAATCTGAAATATCTATGTTCTCTCTTAGATGTTCCATATGAAGGAGTAAAAGCCCGTATGTTCAGATTAAACGAGAGTATTGATCAGGCTCTACACCATTTCTTAAGTAAAGAAGGTTGTAAAAATGATTAATAAGGGGGATTTTAAATGTTAGAAATTAACACTTCTAAAATTAAGAACACAGTAACATTTAGTGTAGATAAAGACAGCTTGAAAAAAGCGAAAGACTCTATTACAAGCCTAAAAGAATTCACAGAAAATATCAAGCCAGCTAAATTAAGGTTTGATAGTGTCACTAAAGGCTATAAGAAAGCACAAAGTGAAGTAGACAAGATTACCCAGCAAAAAGCGAAAAACGAAAAACAGAATCAAAAAGCACAAGCTGCCGCAGCAAGAGCACAGGCAAGGCAACAGGCACAAATAGCAGCACGTAAAGAGAAAGCAGAGTTAAAGCTCCTTGATGTTTCAAGCTCTATCAGTGCAATGCACCGCCTCTCTGTAGCGGAACAATACAAAGCTATTGCACAGGCGCGTGAGATAGCCAAACAATACGAACAAGGCGCTATCTCGCTTGCACGTATGAATAGCCAGATGAAACGCTTACAACAGCAACAACGTAAAATTAATGGCAACAGAAAAGCACAATTAGCCCCCGTTAAGGGAGGATCAGGGAATTCCGCCACTATGGGCGCTCTGTTATTTGGAGGCGCTACGGCTGCTGCTGGCGTGATGGCTGTTAGTAAAACCTCTGAATTTATGGCTAACAGCTTCGCTAACGCTGAAACGCTGGGTGAATTGTATAGCCGTGCGAAGCTGGGCGGTGTAGATGTTAACCAGATGAACAATATTGAACAATGGGCGTATAAAAACGGCGTTGATTCAATGATGGGGGATCAAGGTCGTCGCAAGTATCTGGATCAGATGAAAGATGTGCGTGAACGTGCAACCAAATCTTATGATGAAGCTGAATATGTAGTTGATAAGAAAACAGGCCGAGGCGAATGGAAGGGCGGCGATTCAGGTATTAATACTTTACTTAACGAAGGTTTCTTAACTAAGAAAGATTTAAAAGACTTTGCTGATAATCCGGCTGGTCTGGTTAGTAAAGCTGTCAATGGAATGGTGAAAAAGGGCTATTCAGATGCGCAGATCGGTAGTCGTCTGGAAGATCTGGCTGATGATTTGATGCTCACCTCTAAATACTGGACACGCTCCGCTAAAGAAGTGGAACAATCAGCACGAGAACAACGAGAATCAGGGCGCTGGGTAACACAGGCACAACAGGAAAGCGTTATTAAATTCCGTGAACTGAATAATGCACTTAGTGGGCTTTCTGACTCACAAGGGATCGCCTTTGTTGATGGCTTTATGAAATCTCTCGATCCAAAAGTAACGGAAGAGTTTATGAAAAACCTTTCTAATCTCACTCCGTATTTTACGAAGCTGGGAGAAGCTGTAGGAAGTCTCTTTGAAGCTATTATGAAGATTGTAAACTGGTTTAATCGTAATGATGATAAGACAGAGGCTATTCAGAAAAATTTAGGTGATGCACCGCCATTAAGCAATGACGGAATGAAACAGAATCTTTCTAATCTCGTTCCTGATCAATATAAAGGCGCTGGCACTGCAACAACTACACCTGATAATAGTCATTCTCTCTTTAACACGATTAAGGGATTGCTTTTCGATGATAAATCTTCTGTGTCAGATGTAAAAATGTCAGTCAATGAAGCACCGATAACCAATCTCAAACAGGGTGCTTTAAATAATCTTGCAATGACAACTCCGGCTTATAATTTATCTCCTGTGTTTAATCTGAATCCTACATTTGAAGTGGTAACAGAGGTTCCGCTTACTATTAATAGTGACACATCAAGATTAAGCGATTATGTGGATTTTACAGCGAGAGCAAGTCGGGATAGCTTCTTGAAATCATTAACATTAACCAGCTTATCAGGACAATCTAACGGCGGGGAATTTCCGCCATAACATTACAAGGAAATTATTATTATGGCAACGGCGGGAATTTTAACCATACGTGCAGCAAATACTCCAGAACAACACGTTCAGGCTGTTTACAAAGCAGAACAAGATATAAACTCTACAAAAAACGAAAATAGCAAAGCTAATAAAACAAAAGGAGAGAATGGATTTGCTATTGTTACAAGTGGCTTGGCATCTTCTGGCAATGACGTTTATGAAAATTATATGGCACTGGCCTTTGACAGTGTAGATGATGTGAACGTGAGACGTTCGGCAGATGTCACAAGCTACCCCGTAGAGAATGGTGCTACTGTGTCTGATCACGTTCAAATTAAAAACAATAAGTTTTCTCTTAAGGGAAGGATCACTGAAACACCGATTAAAAGCGATCCTGGCTTGTTAAAGAGTGCAGGGGTGAACGGGAACAGAAGATCATTAGCTATCGACTACCTGAATCAGATTATGGACAGTAGACAGCCTTTTCTTCTTGTTACAGAAAATAAAACTTTTGAGAACGTTGTTTTAACAGGCATCGAATACACAGAAGAGGCAAGCGAATCTCTGGTATTTGATCTTAGCTTTGAGCAAATAAGATTAGTGTCTTATGGCACTGTAAACACTGTAGCTATCAAAACACAGCCATCTAAGAACATCGGGGCTAATATGAAAAAACGTGTTAACACTGAAAAATCTAGTAGTGAAGGTGAAGACACTATTACTCCTGCCTTTAAACAGGAATAGCCGTAAATGCCTCTAAAACGCTCTGTAACGATGTAATTATAAAAGAGGCTACCAATCTATGTTGAAGCCTCTTTATTGCGTCTATGGCGTTGTTTTACGCCTTAAATTTGATTTTTTATTGATTGATAAGCCTTTCTCTATTTCAGGGTAGCGTAGAAGCTCAATATAGTTTTTAAGCTCTACTGGAGAAGCTGCATTCTTGCTATATGTGCGGAATGTCTCTGTATTACCGCGTGTATGGCCCAGGAGAAGGGCGATCCTGTCTTCTGGAATTTGATTTCGATCAAGAAGCTGTGCTACTCCGTGTCTCAGAGAATGAAACACCTTCCTTTCTGTTCCCTTTTCCCCTAAAGCCTTTCGTTTAGCTCTTGTAAATCTCTGCGTGTGCCACGTGGAACGTTTACCATCAGCACGCTCTGTAATGCTGGCGTGATAGAACAAAAAGCCATTATGAGGCTTTTCACGCAGCGACAACACCAACGGAGTGATAAGGCTATGTACAGGCACAACACGTGCCGCAGCTTTCGTTTTTCCCTGTGTGATTTCAAAACACAGCACACCTTCGATCTCTTTCACATCGTCTATTGTGAGACTTGCTATCTCATTGATCCGCATACCTGTATAAGCACCGATAAGACACAAAGCCATCATTTCTTTGTTTTCTGCTGAATTACCGGAAAATACTTGCAACACCTGCAATAGCTCTTTGTTAGAAAATGCCTCGTAGCTCTCTCTACTTTGTGCCACATCAAGCCTATGCCCTCGCCAGGGGGAGAGCGCCCTTTCTGGCGCATCGTGGTAACGTGATGAAGCTAACTCCCATAGCTGGGCCATTGGGCTGATATAATTTGCAATTGATTGTTGTGAAAGGGTTTTTTGCATGTGTTCAATCCAGCCTGTAACAGTGGTGCGGCTCACATCTTGCAATGCAATATCAGGCTTTTTACGGTAGGAGAGAAACATCTCTACCGCTTTTCTTGCCTTAGCTAAAGTGGCTGGCTTCTTCTTCGTGCTGTTAATTGTCAGGTAGATTTCAAGAATTTTAAGCAATGACGGACACGAAGACGCTGTATCTTGCATTCTGGTAGCTGTTTTGGCGTATTTAGCCTTACTGCGTAACAGTTCCAGCGTGTTCTCTATTGTGCTGTTTACAGGGGCGACACTCTCCCGTAAACAATGGTATTCATCTGCAATCTGATCACGCTTTCTACGTGCAACACGAAGGTTACTTGTATGCAGACTCCTGACAAACGTCCTTTTTCCTTCAAAAAAGGGCTGCATATACACAGGCAACGTGATCCTCAAATAGTAGTTACCGTAAGAATCACAGATTATGTATTGATTGGGCTTGTATCTCATAAACTCCCCGGCTAAAGTGTCGGAGCGTTTGTAATGTGAAAATTGATTGTAATGCATAGAAAATGATGATTTTTTCTATAAGATTCAATCAATTAGTAATGGTCGTAGGTGATGGCATTAACACGAGATTAATCGAGTGTTTTACTCCTATTATCGGCACCATTTAAATCAATAAGTTACACATCATTAGTACCTTCCTTATTTTTTGACTGGGACAAATTTGGGACCGATGGGTTCAGGATCGAGTCTATTTGCCGTGCGTGTTCGGTAAGGTGATTAGGTGCAAGGTGAGCATATCGACGAACCATTTCGATAGACTCCCAGCCTCCCATTTCCTGTAACACTGACAACGGGACTCCGGCTTGAACCAGCCAACTTGCCCAGGTGTGTCTCAAGTCGTGAAATCTGAAATCATCAATACCAGCCCGTCTCAGCGCCGCTTTCCAGGCTGTGTTTGCGTCATACCGCATCTTCCTTACTGTTGGCGCTTTCGTTCCGTCTGGTTTGGTACAGCTTTCCTTGTACACAAATACCCAACGGTGATGATTCCCGATTTGTTTTTTCAAAACGCGACATGCAGTATCATTCAGCGCAACGCCGATTGCGCGGTTTGATTTACTCTCTTCTGGGTTTATCCATGCCACCCGGCGCTGCATATCTATTTGTTGCCATTCAAGGTTGATGATGTTCGAGCGTCTTAAGCCTGTTGCCAGTGCAAATTCAACAACAGACTTTAATGGCTCCGGACATTCATCAATCAGCCTTTGTGCTTCATGGGGCTCCAGCCAGCGGATCCGTTTATTCTTTGGTTGAGGCACTTTAATAATTGGTGCCTTATCCAGCATTTTCCATTCACGCTCTGCGGCTCTTAGTAGGGCCTTTATAAATGAAAGATGCGTAGCCTTCGTTGCAACGGACGCTGGTTTTGGCGTGTATTCTGGAACAGGTTTCCCTTTTTTTCTGCATGCTTCTGCCCTGAGTTTCCAGTTTTCCTCATGACGCCGGTTCGTCATTTTCTGCATTGCTGAATAAATTTTTGATTCAGTAATGTCTCTTAGTTGCATTCCTGCGAAATGTTGAAGCCAGAATCCGATCCGGCTTTTGTCATCGTCCAGTGATTTTTTATGTGCTTTCTCTTCAAGCCACCTGACACACGCTTCCTCGAACGTTATATCAGGTATTTCACCAAGTTTGCTGCCCCGCCATGCTTCAGCCTTTAGCTTGTCATGGAGTTCTGTCGCCTGCCTTTTGTCCTTTGTTCCAAGAGACTGTTTAAATCTTTTACCGTTCGGCAATGTGAAACTGGCGTACCATATTTCACCTCTGCGGAAGAGTGACATTTTCTTTCCTCTGTTATGCCATCACCCGCGCTCACCTGGACAGTATGCAGCGGAGACTGAAGCGCCGCAATGCAGGCTTGTCGTGTTGTGAGGTAAGGAGATTTATTCTTAGTGGGATCTTTGCGTGTTGCCTGAAGACGCCCTGTGCGTATCCAGTTAATGGCAGTCGGTCTGGATATCTTGAGAAAATGACAGGCCTCATCGAGTGTGAGGCTGTATGGCTCCATTATTTCACCTCTTGCTGTGACATTGTTGAAAAATGGATACCAGCTCGTTGCTGCCAGACGATCCAACCGAGAGTCATATCCCATGCCATGTATTCGTTATCGCCGTTTTTTGCTCTCCGACGATCTACTAAGTCACCGAAACGCTTTTCCATGAATAATTCATAAGCTTCGCGTTCATCTGGTTCTACTTCCAGAGATAGGAGTGCGATTTCATAAGCACGGCGCTCAATATCGTCTCGCACGTCAAGGCTGCTGATACGCTCTTTAATTTCTTTAATCAGTTCTTTGTCGGTAAAAGTGGTCATTATGCTCCAGCCTCCGGTGCTTTTGGCATTACTGCCCAGTGAGTGATATTGACGTTTTCAAGGTCCCCGACCTGAAATGTCCACTGCCATTCTCCGGTTTCTTTTTGTCCCCAGGTGTACCAGAGAGAACGCCAGCCAATTAGCCAGCCTTCTCCGTTAGCATCGAATAACAAAACACTTTCATTTGCTGGTGGCAGTTCAGTTGACACTGGTATTACTTTGTTTTCCTGTGCTGCACATTTAGCTTCAAGCGCATCGAATTTACGCACCAGGTATTCAGCATCTGTTTCATTTACTTTCAGATCTCGCGGTACACATCTCCCACGAAGAAACCCTTCCATTTCGAAAACATTCATGCGCATTTGCGTAACTCCGATAACTCGTTAAAGCGTTCCATAAACATCCCGTAGGCATGGCCCGGTGCCAGTGGAATCACGTTGAACATCTCTGTTGCCGGGATACCTTCCAGTACAGGCCAGAAAGAGCCATCATCAAGCCCGAGATCGCGGCGTTCGGTTGCCAGCATGATGAGATCGGCATATTTCACGGGCGTACTCATAACCGGGGGTAACCCGTATTTCTCACGGATTACGGCGTCTATTTTTTCTTCCATTTGTTTATAGTCAGGAAGAAGGCGTTTCAGTGGTGCGGGAATGTCCTGGCAATACGCTTCTGTTGCATCATGCATTAACGCTTCAAAAGCAAATTCCTGCGGCACCAGCTGGCTGCAAAGAACCGCATGTTGGGCGACGCTGTAGAAGTGCGAAAGATGACCGGCAAAGCGACAGATATTTGAAAGGGAAACCGCGATATCGTTAATATCGATGTCGTCTTTATTTATCCTGTCATAATAAAAATGCTTCCCGGAAAAAGTTTTAATAAATGACATTTTGTTCTCCACGTATATGCGCTGCACCGCGCTGAATTCTGGTAAAAAGAATCCCTCACCATCCGGCGATTATTGAGTAAATTACGTTTCCATAAATGCCCCCGCAGGGGCATTTGCAGTAATGAAATCAGGCGGTGAAAGTACCAATAAAGGTTTCTACTTTGCTGTCCTTGAATTTCTCAACAAGCAGATCACGAAATTCGTTAGCCATTTCTTCCTGCACCGCCTCCAGCTGAATAATGCGCAGAACCAGTACCGGACGATCGCCAGTGATAATGCTGAGGCGTAATTTAAACGGACGTTCTTTCAGACCTTCAAACGGAATGCATTTAAATTCAAATGCCACTGGCATAATGTCTTTGGTCTTCGCTTCGACAGACTCCATCAGGGAGCGTTTGCCGCTGAAGTCATTATCTTCAAAATCAGCGGTATGGTTTGCTTCAATCGTGATTTTACGGACAGCCGCAGCCGCTTTTGTTGCCTGAATAGCGTCACCATTAGCATCAAAGCCCACAAGATAGTCGGCCCAGTCTTCAATCCATTCTGCCAGTGACTTCTGGGAGTTACGCTCGCCGTTAACAGTCAACAGAGCAGAGAACGGTGCTGTCTTTTTCAGTTTGAGTGTGGCGGTGTTATCTGCGTGACCTGGTTCATCAATAGTACCCAGGTTAAGCACACTGACGGCACGCATATTATCAGCATCGATAAAGCAGCGGGTGCCTTCATCTGCAAGATCTTTAGAATAACGGGTAAAGTCATCGATGCTGGCAGTGGAAAGCGCACCACGGAAACGGAAGCGATTTAAATTAAATTTTTCCAGATCATGAATGCGGAAATTCTCAGGCAATGCCACAGCATCGGCACCAATCTTACTGATAATTTCATTAACACCCTGAGCAGAAATAAGGGCATGGATTTGATTAATTGCGGTTGCGTCTAAGTTCTGAGACATAATAAGTCCTCACTATATAAAGATATTCAGTGATGAGATAAATAATCAGTTAATTAAGAACGATATTAACGACCTGCTGCGCGGAGTTTTCCGTCAGGTTCACCGGCAAGAGTCAGTAACTGTCCCTGGTCTTCCTGCAGAATAGTCAGGCGACCACCGCGATTGACATACATCGGCGTTTCGGTGGTGTCTTCTTCGGAAATTTTCCCGCGGTTAGTCGGGCGAACATATGAGAGTTTGTGTTTGATTTTCACACGGTTCTCATCAAATGGTTCGATTTCCAGGTTGAGTGAGACCTTACCTTTGGTTTTCGTGTTCATCACACCGGAAGCGACTTCACTGAGAACTGCGCCGATTTTGGTTTCAAATACGCCGCCGTCCAGCTCCCCGATAAATGCCTGCACATCAGTACTGCGTTCGCTAGCCATTTTGCTGCTCCTCATCATATCGACCCTGCAAGGCCGATTAGTTTCTCCACAAAACAGAGAAGAACACCTGCGGTGGCAGCCGCCCGGATGGATTGGTTTATGAGCCCGTCGTCCGGTGATGCTCTTCTCTGTTTTGTAAAAAGAACGGTACCAGCCGGAAGCAAGGGTACAAACTGGTACCGCCAGGACTACACACAGCATAAAGTTGTGGTGCCGGGTGCCTCCCGGTGCCTGGCGAAGGTTGCACACCAGGCGGGTGGGTATCTACAGAAGGTCGACTGTCAGCCTCAACCTTAACCCGCGTGCGCTGAGCCGCATTCACCACAACGCTAAGGATTCTCTTTGGTTGAAAATACTTAGCTGTTATGTGCCTGTCTTTTCACCACTTCAGGCTCGGTGGTATCCTTTTAAGCCCGTATACATAAAAGGAAAATCAAATGACTTTTGATGAAAAAGAACTTGATAATGCATTAATAAAATCATCGTAACGTCGCTCTTTTCCTGTCTCAGCGACACTCAGCAGAAACAGTTCTACGAATCGGCTTTCAACATGATCGAGCGTTGTTGTTTCTGCGATGCCGACGAGTTACCTGAAAAAATCAGGAAACAGTTGGCTGATGCTCTTCGAGTGCGACTTTCTGACCAATTTTCTGAAATGTACTCTCCGAATTTGGACAAATAGAAAAAGGCCATTTCCATTCAGGGTCTGATGGAAATACTTCAGCCTGTTCCAAAGCACGGCGTAAAGAGAACACAACTCCAGCCATAATCTGATGTTTCCCATTGGTCCAGCTATCGCCGCTCTGATCTACAGGGGCGGCTATGTCGTATGACCAAACGACTTCACAGTTATTGTTTAAAATCTGGACTTTCATTTCATACACCTGCTTTAACATGAGTGCCTAGTGGCACAACATGACTCAACGAATCATCCTGGACTTCATATGCCCCAGGCGGCTACTTCGTGGGCGTCCTGCCTGTTCGTTTTTGACATTTACTGACTGCTTACGACACATGCACCGTGTTGCAACCAGATTTTGTTGTAATCCTGTAGTTGGTCTGGAACAAAAGATAAAATTAAATTGCGAGATATGCAAGTGATATTTGCGGAATATGCAAATTGATAGGTAATAAAAAGCCACCTTTCGGTGGCCGATGGAAGGATATTGAGGTTAATTATGTCTCTTAAGGGTTTGCGACTGACTGATTAAGACCTTTCCAAAGACCATGAATCGGTGTTCGTTTTCGCTAGTAATTCCCCATTCACGGTAAATCTGGTTATCAGAAATCACCAGCAGTTTGTCAGGAATCATTTGAAGTCTTTTAACGTATATTTTGTCATCAAAACCAAAGACATATATACCATCACCATCAAACTGATTGATGCTGACATCAACGAAGATGAGATCTCCTGGCTCAATGGTTGGACACATACTGTCCCCACGAACGTTGATAACTTTGATGTGATTGGCTGGTCGTCCGCCGAACATTGATACAGCATTATCAGTTCTGTATTCGATGGCATGAATCACATCAATGACATCACCGCCCTGGATAAGGCCATTTCCCGCACTGGCACTGATATCCAGCATTTCAATACGGAACACATCCTTCACCTGCGCAACATCCTCATCATTACTGTTTTTATATACAGTATTACTTTTGTGGGCAGAGGTAAAGAGATCAGCAATATCAACACCTAAGCTCTTGGCAATATTACTCAGTGTTTGTTCGGTAAATTGTTTTTGCTTACCCGTTTCTAAGCGCGAGATGTTCGCCGCATCTACTCCTATTGCTTCAGCGAGATCGGCGATTTTCATGTTCTTCGCTTGGCGAAGTTGTCTGACTCGGTTTCCTATGTTCATGCGTTTATTACATTTCTTTATTGCGTGATAAGCAAATCAACTTGCGCAAAATAATTGCGTGAAATAACATGCATAACGCGCAATATTTGGAGGGCGTATGCAATCACCATTACGAAATGTGCGTAAGGCGCATGGTTTCACTTTGCAGCATGTTGCTGCGGGTGTTCAAGTCAATCCAGCGACGTTGAGTCGTATTGAGAGGCTGGAGCAGATTCCATCTATCGAGCTTGCAGAACGTTTAGCCAATTTTTTTAAGGGTGAAGTCAGCGAAATGCAGATTCTTTATCCGGCACGTTTTCAATCTAGCCAAAACCAGAATGGGTTTAAACCACAGGAACAGGAGGTGAACCGTGGGTAAGCATCACTGGAAAGTAGAAAAACAGCCTGAGTGGTACGTGAAAGCTGTCAGAAAAACTATCGCAGCGTTGCCGGGGGGTTACGCTGAAGCAGCTGACTGGCTGGATGTAACAGAGAACGCATTATTTAATCGCCTTCGTGCCGATGGCGATCAAATTTTCCCGCTGGGATGGGCAATGATTTTACAACGTGCTGGTGGAACTCACTTCATTGCTGACGCTGTGGCGCAGTCTGCAAATGGCGTCTTTGTGTCTCTTCCTGATGTCGAGGATGTGGACAACGCCGATATCAACCAACGTCTGCTGGAAGTCATTGAACAGATCGGCAGTTATTCAAAACAGATTCGTTCAGCAATTGAAGACGGTGTAGTGGAACCGCATGAGAAGACAGCAATTAACGATGAGCTGTACCTCTCAATTTCGAAGCTGCAGGAGCATGCAGCACTGGTCTACAAAATTTTTTGCATTTCAGAAAGTAATGACGCCCGCGAGTGTGCAGCTCCGGGCGCCGTGGCGTGTCGTGACTGTGGAGAAACTAACGCATGAACAGTTTAACAACACACTACCGTCGCTCGCAACTGATTGCGCTTCCTGTACCGGGTGGAAAAGCGAAGGTGGAGTATTGCTATGCAGTGAATGTACCAGGTGACAGGGAAATTGTAACCCACAGCTTTGCAGAGTGGGCTGTGGGGGATTTCAACCGGCAGAAGGAGACAGTCCTTTGCGACAAGTTAACCGCTGGTTCAAAGATCACTACGGAGTGCCCGTCAGAGTCATTCGTTGGGAGCCGGAAACACAACGGGTTATCTACCTCCGCGAAGGCTATGAGCATGAGTGCTTCAGCCCGCTCGAACAGTTTCGTCGTAAATTCAGGGAAATAGAGGTCGGTCATGAGCACTAAATTAACCGGCTATGTATGGGATGGTTGCGCTGCATCAGGCATGAAATTATCCAGCGTGGCAGTTATGGCCCGCCTGGCTGATTTCAGTAATGACGAAGGTGTGTGCTGGCCATCAATTGAAACCATTGCCCGCCAGATTGGCGCGGGGATGAGTACCGTCAGAACGGCTATCGCACGGCTGGAAGCAGAAGGCTGGTTAACGCGTAAGGCGCGTCGCCAGGGTAACCGCAATGCGTCGAATGTTTATCAGCTTAACGTTGCGAAGCTTCAGGCAGCGGCATTTTCTCAACTGTCAGATTCTGACCCGTCAAAATCTGACGCATCAAAATCTGACCCGTCAAAATTTGATGCGTCGAAATCTGGCAAAAAAGCGGGTTTTCACCCGTCAGAATCTGGCGGGGATCCGTCAGTAAAATCAAAACATGATCCGTCAGATAAAAAAACTTCTCGTCCGGACGCTTCGCAACCGGACACGCAGACGGATGAACAGGATTTTTTAACTCGCCATCCTGATGCGGTTGTATTCAGCCCTAAAAAGCGCCAGTGGGGAACGCAGGATGATTTGACCTGCGCACAGTGGCTCTGGAAAAAAATCATCGCCCTGTAACCGGATCCGCGATCTGGACAACTATAACAAGGCGCTGTTTGACGCCCTGACCCACGCGGGTGTGTGGGAAGACGACAGTCAGGTGAAAAGAATGCTGGTGGAGTGGGGACCGGTTATCCCGGAAGGGAAGGTCGAGATCACTATCAGTAAGTACGAGAAACCGGCGGGTGCAGCCGCCTGATTAAGAGGAGAAACGAAGTATGAATAATCTGATGGTTATTGATGGTATTGAAGTTCGTCGTGATGCTTATGGGCGTTACAGCCTGAACGATCTGCACAGGGCTGCCGGTTCTCTGGATAAGCATAAGCCTGCATTCTGGCTCCGCAATGAGCAAACTGAACGTTTAATAAGCGAGTTGCAGATTTGCAACTCGGTCAATGTCAATATAGAGCCAGTTAACGTTATTCGTGGCGGAAATAACCAGGGGACGTATGTCTGCAAAGAACTGGTGTATGCCTATGCAATGTGTATCAGCCCGTCATTCCATCTGAAGGTGATCCGTACTTTCGATATGGTAACCAGCGCACCGGAAAAATTATCCGGGCAGGCTGCTGACAAGATGCAGGCTGGTGTGATTCTGCTGGACTTTATGCGTCGGGAGTTAAACCTGTCTAACTCATCTGTGCTTGGTGCCTGTCAGAAACTCCAGGAGGCTGTTGGCTTACCGAATCTGGCACCGCGCTATGCCATTGATGCTCCTGCTGACGCGCCTGATGGCTCAAGCCGCCCGACGCTGGCGCTGAGTGCACTGCTGAAGCAGTATGGTATCCGCCTGACGGCTAATCAGGCATATCACCAGATGGCGAAGCTGGGGATCGTTGAACAACGCGAACGATACAGCCGTACCGCAATTAACAACATTAAAAAATTCTGGTCGCTGACGGCGAAAGGCTGCATGTTCGGCAAGAACATCACCAGTCCTGCAAATCCGCGTGAGACGCAGCCGCATTTCTTCGAATCCCGATTCCCTGAGCTGTTAAAGCTGCTCGATACCGTTCATTGAGGTGACCGTGAGAGCGCTACTGACCCCTGAAATTGCCCCGCGTATGGGGATCGTATTGTTCAGACCCGGTTCAGAGCTGATGCCCCTGTTTATGCAGGGGCGTGTCCTGCTGGAGCCTGAGCCGGAACATTATTCATCTTTTTCCAGTGGTGCCGTTCCGGCGGCATTACAACCACTGGCGGATGATCCTGCCGTTCGGGCTGTGTTCCGCAATGAGGCGGTGATCCGTCGTGCTGGTGGCGTGGAATGTCTTGAAAGCTGGTTACTTCGTGAAAAAGGCTGCCAGTGGCCTCATTCCGACTGGCACAGCGAGAACATGACCACAATGCGACACGCTCCGGGCGCAATCCGTCTGTGCTGGCACTGCGATAACCAGCTGCGCGATCAGTTCACGGAACGGCTGGAATCAATGGCAACGGATAACTGTGCCAGCTGGGTGTTGTCTGTCGTGCGTCGGGATCTCGGTTTTGATGACAGTCACGTTGTGACAATGCCGGAACTGTGCTGGTGGCTGGTTCGTAATGACCTGGCGGATGCCTTACCGGAAAGTGCAGCCCGTAAGGCACTGAGATTACCGAAGCCTGTTGTGCCGTCTGTCACCCGGGAAAGTGATCTTGTTCCTTCGGTTCCTGCCACCAGCATCATCCAGGATAAAGCGAAAAAGGTGCTGGCGCTGAAAGTGGAGCCGGAGTCGCCGGAGTCTTTTATGTTACGCCCAAAACGTCGCCGCTGGGTTAATGAAAAGTACACGCGCTGGGTTAAGACGCAGCCGTGTGCATGTTGTGGAAAGCCCGCTGATGATCCCCACCACCTGATAGGCCACGGTCAGGGTGGAATGGGTACAAAAGCGCATGACCTTTTTGTGTTGCCTTTGTGCAGAAAGCATCACGACGAGCTGCATGCGGATACCGTGGCATTTGAAGAGAAGTATGGCTCCCAGCTGGAGCTGATATTTCGTTTTATCGATCGTGCGCTGGCGATTGGTGTGCTGGCCTGATTTTGTGGAGAAAGTTGATGCGTGATATTCAGATGGTTCTGGAGCGTTGGGGAGCATGGGCGGCGAGTGATAGTTCTGGAGTAGATTATTCGCCTATAGCTGCTGGGTTTAAAGGGCTTCTTCCCTATACAAGTAAAACACGTCAGGCTTGTTCAGATAGTGATGCATTAATTATTGAAGGTTGTCTTGCTCGTCTAAAGCAAAAAAGGCCGGACGAACATTCGCTTCTTGTTGCCCATTACCTATACGGTATCTCTAAAAGAAAGCTCGCCAAGGCTAGTAAAAAGGATGAGAAACTAATACGCATTGAGATACAGATGGCTGAGGGATTTATCGATGGTTGCCTTAGTATGCTCGATATACGTTTAGAATGTGAATAGATACAACAACGGCTCTTAGAGAGCCGTTGTTTTTAGAAACTGTTTTTTATGACTGAACCTGTGGTGCAACTTAAAAAGTTACTGTAGCCATTGACGCCATTGTTGCTTGTTTTTTGAGCAGTGGATGGAATGCTTGCTGGCTTAGGCGCAGCTGTAGTTGTATGCCTGTTAGTATAGACTACAAAGTTACCTGTAGATGATTTGTTATCCATGTCGAGCCCACCCCTCTGAGATAAGGTTATGATTTATGCCGAACTGACCTGGGACGCCTGGAACTTGAAAACGCTGTAACATCCCCTCAGTGCGGAATTGATATGAAAACGTGTCTGGAGCCTCTAAAATGCTTCTGACAGATACGTACGATGCCTGGTTAACTGTTCCTAAGATAGCATTTGGGTCAAAAGGTTCACCCAGATGCATCTCAGTTTTGAAATCTTCATAAATTTCTTTGATCAGACCGTAAAGGTGCTCATCTGGTTTTTCCACCGTAAGACCTAAATCGTTTACCGCTTCAATCCTATTTATAGTGTAGTCATGGCTACCAGAATCACTACAAAGGAAACTTACAATTTTCTCAATGCTTTCACTATCAGTGAGTTGGTGAGACAGTAGTTTTCTTGCGAGCATTTGAATCTGCGCTTTAGCTCGATAGACTTTTCCAAGTACCAAGGGATGAACCTTTTCACTTAATGCAAGGAGGATCTGTGCAAGTGAGGCATCATCTTTGATACTCAAATCATGCTTAACTACTTCAAGATAGCCATTGATTTCTTCAACACTGACTGGAAGTTGAAGTGGCTGCCCATTGATTATGGCCGAAGGGTTAAGTGGTGTATTCACACTTGGATCGATTGGCCCTAAGGTTGCCTGCTTGGTCATAACCAAGTTGTTCGCGCCAAGGCACATTATCGTCCCAGAACTATGGCATTTTGATGGGATTATGATTTCGAGTTCTTTACAAAACTGACGAAGCAGGTTTACAAGGCTCCATGCTGTTAAAGTGTCGCCGCCTCGCGTATAGAGCACGAGGCTAATTTTTTGAACATCACCTATCACATCAAGATGATTGACGAACAGATCGAATACATCAGCGCTGATTTGAGCTTCTTGGTTTGGTCTATCACCTGTTACATAGCATAATACTTTTGAATTGCGTGCTTGTTCCAGTTGCGCATACAGGGCTTTACGCTGCTCAAACATTCAGATGTCCTTATGTTAAGAATTTTCAAACCAAGAGGTAACATTCATTCAGAACTTACCACACAAGTGGTTAGATTCTATCGGCAAAAAAAGTCCAAAAATTAGCGCATTTACAAAACTCAAAGAGAGCAATGAGATTTTGCAAACGTACAGTGTGGATAACTTATGTGCAAAGTGGCGTTGATTTTACTCATTCGCTTCAAAAAAACCATAGTTTTCCTCACGCGGTCCGCATTTTATCGTGTAATCTGTTAAGAGTGGTTACTTCGCCACACAGCTTAAACCTGCCGTCGAGCGGGTTTTGTCATTTCTGGGCCTTGGTATTCGTTGGGCTTGGTCTATCTAGCACTTATCCATTGGCTCGGCTTCTTTTACGTTTCCGCTTCTGGTTTGCGGTTCGTGGTACTCCCTCAATTTGCACCTCCTGTATCGGCGAGGTGAGAGATAACTACAAATGCCTCATAACCCAAATACCTGGCTGGAGTTGGTCCAGAGCTGGTGGCGTGGAGACACACCGCTGGGCGCAGTGATTATGTCGATCGTTATGGCTGGCTTGCGCATTGCCTATTTTGGCGGTGGTGGTGGCTGGAAACGAAAAACGCTCGAGATTTTGCTCTGTGGTGCTCTGACGCTGACTTTTGCATCCGCTCTTGAGTATGTCGGATGGCCTAAATCTCTTTCTGTTGCCATTGGTGGCGGCGTTGGGCTGATCGGGGTCGATGCTATTCGTGGGGCTGCAATGAGA